CCATGATTTATTGCGGAAAAAAACAAGAAAGAACAGAAAAAGACAAAAGAAGTGTCTCTATGTTCTCAATGGCGTGTCGTTTACAGGATGAACAAAGATATGACGAGGCTATTGAAGCATATTGGGAAAGCATAAGATTAATAGATAAGGATATGCGTTCAACGCAAGCCTTTTTACGTTTAGCTCTACTGTATGATGAAAGGGGCGATTTTGAAAATATGAAACATGTTCTTGAATTAGCTATTGAATATAGCGATTACTTTAATCGAAAAGAAGCAGATGAGCTTATTCTTATGTTTCCGGAATATAAGGATGACATCCTTTTATCCTTGGAAACCAATAATAATCTGTATCCATCCCCATACTGGAACGAATATAATCCTTTATGGCGTCCTAACAATACTATACTTTTGATTGATTTACTTGAATACGCAAAAAGAAAATATCTGTATCCAGATAGAAGGTAAGACTTCATCACATACCCAATCTTGAAATTTTTCGGCATCTGGTAATTTTGATTTCATTGTCAAACGATACACTTCTCCTTCTTTGCCATACTTCATTTCCTGCATAACCGTTGCTCCGTACTGGTTTACAGTGGGGGTCGGTAAAATGGCGACCCCCTTACAATGCTGTGAAACAGCGTCAGCTGGTCTACTATAACCAAGTGCCTTTGCTACATCTGCTAAGCAAAACAACGGCTCTCCATTCTCATTCATCGCAATTCTTACTTGTCCGAACTGCTCATTTTGGAAAATTCGAATATTATTCATAACTTTGTCCCGTTAAAGGATTAATACTATCCTCATTGGTAGCTCGGTCAAGCACTACCTTTGAGGATTTTATTTTGACCGAAGTGGTAGCCGGGGACTTGAACCCCGGTGTATGCCGTCCTACCTGCTTATTACCAGTCTCGCTTGACAAGGTAAAAAGCGAAGGGCAAAGATTGAAGTTGCCTATTGTGACGGTCTGCAACTGGAATCAATGCCCTTAAATATCTTCTTTCGCTACCGTCACATGAGCGATCATTTTCATATCACAAAATTATATATGACAAAATCCGTGGCCTATTTTTTCAAGGCTCGAAACACCACAATGGAGCTATTGTTGTAAAATCCCTCCGGCCGTATTACCGGAGGGGCATCTACTTCCGATCCTCTCCCCGTCGTTCGAGTTATCCCGCAAGCCTGCAAGTCATGTCGCTAATTACGCCCATGAATCTATCGTAGGTCTTTTTATTCCATTCCTTGTGATCCGGCATCCAGTCATTGAATATCTCCATGTAGACCACCTCGTGAAGTCTGTCCTGTACGGTGACGCATAAACCGCCCGTCTCCGGCATAACGCCTACATTTATATGTACCGGTTTCCTTCCGATCATACACTCCAACGCAATCCTTTGCACGTTCTTCAATACCTCTATCGTTTCCATATTTCTTATATCATTAATGTATAGTTATCAATCTCCCGAATAAACCCTGTTACCGTAAAGGCTAGCCATACCGACATGAGATAAGACAACATGCTTGCGATACTCGATGCGTCTAGCTTCTTCCTCTGCCAATCTCTTGGCTTTGGCCTCATTATTTTTTATCTCTATCTTGGCATTATCCCATGCTATAGAAAGGCACTTGCCAAAAGACCAAGAGAATTTTCGGTAAAGTCTGAATAATCTCCATGCGTCTTTCATGATCTCACTCTTGTTGTATTTCTGTGTTGCCATTGTACTGTTGTTTTATTTTGATGATGCAAATATAACTCAATACTTTATATGCAACAATAATAAAATAAAGAATTACATTATGATTAACACTATTTAATAATGTTATTCTTTATACAATAGCTAGAAATAAAAAGAATCGCATTATATTTGCGGTGTAATCATATAAAGTATTGGCTTATGGAAAATAGAATAAAAGACATTCTTTCAGAAAAAGGATTGACAGCTAAAGAATTATCATCTGTTATAGGTTTGTCAAGTGTAAGTTTGTATAATATCATCAATGGAAAACAGGAAGCATCAGCAAATACACTGAATGCGATTGCCACAGCCTTAAACGTTCCTTTTTGGCAATTGTTTGTTTCCCCTTCCGAAGTGCAAAAAGAGATTGATGGTGGGTATAAATGCCCTAATTGCGGGCATCCATTGAAGATTAAGGTGGAATGATGTTATCTTCAATGATCTCAAAATAAAAATCATGAAAGTTTGTTTTCTGCATACAATGCACTACCTTTGCGATACAATATAATACAGAAGTAATATGGAAGCAGTAATAAGAAAGCAAACATCGTTCCGTTTACGTGAGGACTTGTTGCAAATATTGCAGGAACAAGCCAAGAAAGCGAACAGGAGTTTGAATAATTTTGTAGAGAGCACCTTGATGGACGCTGTATACTCCGAGCCAAACGAGGAAACGATAGCGGCGATAAACGAGGCTCGTTCTGGAAAGTATGCCGGGACGATAGACGTAAGCAGTTTTGATGCCTTCATGAAATCATTGGACGAGATAGAATGAAAACGATCCATTACAGTACGAAGGCAAAGAAAGACTTAAAGAAGTACCGTAGCAACATCAAGCTGATGGAAGCCTTGTTTGATGTCTTGGACAAGCTAAAGAAAGGGGAGTCTATCCCAAGCAAGTACAAGCCCCATGAGCTGATAGGCAATTACAAGAACTGCATGGAGTGTCATGTTGGCAACGACTTTCTTCTTATTTGGATAGATGCGGTGTCTGACATAGTGGAAATTGTCAGGATCGGAAGCCACTCCGAGTTGTTCGGGAAAAAGAAATGATTTAACATTATCGATGGAAAATGGTAAGGATGAGTAAATAATACCATGATAAGGTGACGGATCGCTGAAAGGCGGTCTTTTTTTATAATCTTTATTGATGTTTTTCCCATAAATATATTGTCCTGTTAAATATTGTTGCTAGATTTGTGCCATTATTAACTTAAATACATTTTACAATGAATAAAGTATTTTATTTATGGTCAATGCTATTGGCTTTATTTGTTTTTACGGGCTGTGGAGATGATGAGGAAGGTGATAATAGTTCTCAAACGGTGATGATTAATTTGTATTGGAAATATGAAAAT